GTAGAATTCTACCTAACTGGTTGTAAACAGTTGTTTCTCTCCGACGCAACATCGGTCTGAAACGTTGGCCAAATGTCCTCATCAGGTCCATAAAATTGTTGGAACTGACATCACGCCATTTAAACGCGGATACAACCTTCGCCGGTGTGATAAACTTACCAGCAAATTCGGCCATCTGATTCGAAATCAGAGACTTACTAGGGTTGTACGGACATCCAAGAACTTCAAGCATTTTGACATACTTCTGGTATGTAGGAAGATGAAGGATTACTACATCATCACCTAAAACAAAAAACCTACCTGGAACACCTTGTGCCAAGTAGTCAAGAAGCAGGCCATGAGCTAGAGCAAAAGACGGGAAACTAGGGTATAAACCCATAGGCTGGCCATTAGTCCAGCATACCGATCGATTGCCATAAGTCCAGTTGAGTCTGGATAAATCCTCAAACAAAGAAATTTGGTCCATATCATGGGGTAGAACCCGTCTGAGTATGGAAAGCTGCAGCTCCAATGGAAAGTAATCTGTTGCCGAGCTAAGGTCCACCGAATAGGCGGTTCCTCCACGTTTGAGGTGTTCTTGAATTGAATTATAAGGTTTTGCCTGGTCAAACGTGCAATCCCATGGAAGGGTCCTTAACACCTTAAAAAGCGTGTCTCCGAGCGGTGTCAATGCTCGTTGATGGATCCTAAATGGGTTAGCTATCCAACGCACCTTCAAGCCACCATCCTTGGTTAAAGGACAGAGCTTACCACCAGACACTTCAGTGGTTGTTCGAATTCCTACAACATCGGTGTAGTTGCTTAACAATTCGTTGGAAAGACCAGCCAGGACAGGCCGATAGACACTAAAGTGCCTATTAATGAAAGCCAAATTATTCTGGGAAAACTTTATCCATTCTAATTCAGCAAACAACTCTAGGTTCTGTTGAACCGAAGCACCTGCAACTCGGGGTGACTTCGTACCATCCTTGCCCTGGTAAAGCAGTAGGGGATCGGGCATCCTACACTTTAGTAATCCTATCACGGACTCTGCATGGGCGGCAATTGTGTCGTTCACATCCTGGGGGTAACTAACCTTAGGGGATGCTATGCTTTCACAAGCCTTTGCAAAATGCTCATCAGTTATCCTTTTAGGGATAAAAGCTGAATAAGCCATGATGCAATTCAAAGCTATAGACAATCCCTTACGGGATGTTTCAGCTAGGTGTCTCAGAAAGCCCCATACTCCATACCAGCCGCCATTCCTGTTTGTTTTAACCCAGGTCTGGGGCGCCTCACCGATATGGATTCGGATCAAATCCTGTTTAAGCGATTTCAACCGATCTACCGTCCATTTCGGACCAGAATTATCTTCCCACTTTCTAATCTCTCCGGCCAGCAATTGTGCCATCGGGAGTGGGAGACCATAACAGTTAAACCTCCTCATAAGATCCGGGCTGTGAGTAAAACTCATAGCGACCTCCTTTAGTTAAAGGATAAGCAAACAGCTTGGTTCTCGAGGGAGATACCAGAAGAAAGAGTGGCCCATAGCCGCACCACGCGGACTGGGAATCAAAACGGAATAGTATCATCGCCAAAAGAAGTCTGGAGCCACTCTGGCTCCATCCCACCCCTAAGCTCTTCAGATTCCTGAATTGCTTTGACTTTCAACCGTAGAGTTTCATCATCCTCAGATGGTGGAATTTCGGTTAAACCTTTCGGGCACTTAAAAGCCTTTATCGGTTCTTTCCTGAACCACTCATCAATTAGACCTTCAACCCTTACTTTGAAAGCATCATGCTTCTTCGGAATAGGGATCCTACCTAAGTCTGCTTTAACCTCGAGAAGTCTCTTGGCTTCGGCTATTGTA